TGATGCCAAGATCAACGGTATTGATTCAAAACTAGATGCTTTTGAAAAGCGGCAAGATAAAAAGCTGCAACGAGCTTTAGACAACCCACTCTTGAGGAAGTAACATGGCAAAGCAAAAGAAACTACAAAAAGACAGCAAGCACAACGAGATGGACCTTGATGGAGATGGCATCGTCAGTGACTCAGAACTTGCAGCGTCCGTAGTTCTGACCCAACACGAAAAGGCCGACGCGCAGAGACGTATGGCGTGGGTAGCGATGGGGTCTATGATTGTTTTTACTTTTGCAGTATTTTTGCCCATATTCCCAGATGGTCGGATTAAGGCCCTGAGCGACCTTTTCGGGCTGTTTTACATCGGCCAAGCGGGCGTGATAGGCTCGTATATGGGCATGACCGCCTACATGGCTAAAGGTAAATAATGTTAAAGATTTACCTTCTAATAATTGTCCTCGGTTTTGTTGGTGGATCAGCTTACGGCGCGTACTATTATTATAAGGACAGTCAGCGGCGCATCCAAATTTTGACCGAGAACACGGCCAAGCTAGAGACAGCCAAGCAGATGCAGGATGACACCATTAACGCTATGATTGAAGACCGGGAGAAGTTTGCGGAGTTAAACAAGGAACTTGGTTTAAAGCTGAATGCAGCCAACGTTTACAAGGATGTCCTTATTGGAAAACTCCGCAAGCATGACCTCGCGAAGTTAAGTCTCAAAAAACCGGGTTTAGTAGAAAAGAAGATCAACAATGGTACTGCAAAGTTGTTCCGTTCGCTCGAAGTTATTTCCGGCGTTGTTGCTCCTGCTCCTGCTAAGTAGCGGCTGCAGCAGTTTCAAAGACGTATTGCCGGTTGAGATCAAGACGGTCGAGGTCGAGCGCAAGATACCGACGCCAAACAGACCACGGCCTGTGAAGCTGTCAAACTTGCATTTCTACGTTGTCACAGAGGATACGCTCGCAGCGTTTAAACGGCGTTTTGTAAAGCAGAATGGCGATTTTCTGTTTTACGCAATCAGCGTCAGGGACTATGAGACGTTGGCCCTTAACATGGCCGATATAAAACGGTTTATGCAACAGCAAAAAGAGGTTATTGTGTATTACGAAAAAGCTGTAGCCCCAGCGGGGAAGAAGAAATGATCGAACAACTACGTGACGATCTTAGTGTTGACGAGGGTTGCGTCCATAAAATTTACTTAGACCATTTAAATTTGAAGACGGTAGGGATCGGACATCTTTGCCGTGAGGGCGAGCCTGAATATGACATGGAAGTTGATACGCCTGTCAGCGAGGAACGTGTTAATGAGCTGTTTGACAAAGATATAGCTTGGACTGTGGCCGATTGTTACAAGATCTTACCCGATTTTGATATGTTACCAGAAGAAGTTCGTTTGATCTGCGCTAATATGATGTTCAATATGGGCATTAACCGCATGGGTTTGTTTAAGAATTTCTTAGCCGCCGTGGAAGACCGGGACTGGGGAAAAGCCGCAATCGAGATGGAAGATTCTCGGTGGCATAAACAAGTAACTGCACGGGCGGATCGTTTAATTGTTAGGATGAGGGCATTAGTATGAATAAGAATGTCGCTGCAGAACAACTGGCAGATGGGACGGTAGTATCATCTCACAGCATTGAAATTGTGTGTGCTGCTTGTGGGTATGATCTCGATGAAGCAGAATTAGACGCCGATAAATGCTCGGACTGTGGGCAAGATCTTGGGTTAAAGCGTAGTGTGTCTGTGCAGGCAACTTCTATCCCTGCGTACGGGAAGGCTTAGGAGCAACCTACAATGCCTTTAAAAAAATTAATATTAAAAGCAGGTGTGAACAGAGAAGTAACTAGGTATTCGGCGGAAAACGGCTGGTATGAGTGTGATAAAATACGGTTTCGCCAAAAATTCCCTGAGAAAATAGGTGGTTGGCAGCGTATATCGCAGAATAGTTTTCAAGGCGTTTGTAGATCTTTGTGGGCTTGGCTTACATTAGCCAACCAAAAATTAGTTGGTGTAGGGACTAATTTAAAATTCTACTTAGAACTAGGGGGTACCTATTACGACATAACTCCTATTCGCGCTAGTACTACTAACTCAACTACTTTTGCCGCTACTAACGGTTCTACTACGCTAACTGTAACTGATAACAGTCACGGGGCAGCGGTGAACGATTTTGTTACTTTTAGTAGCGCGGTATCTCTTGGTGGAGCTATAACCGCTACCGTATTAAACATAGAATACCAGATTGTAACTGTCCCCAGCGCAAACACGTACACTATAACTGCGTCTGTAGCTGCAAATTCTTCAGATTCCAGTAATGGAGGTAGTGCTACTGACTCTGCTTATCAGATAAGCCCCGGCCCTGCAGTGCCTGTACCTTTAGGAGGTTGGGGTGCTGGTGCATGGGGTGATGGTACGTGGAGTAATGGTGGAACTTCTACTGTGTCTTTACGTACGTGGAGCCAGTCTAATTTTGGGCAAGATCTTATATTTGGGCCAAAACAAGGGCCAATATACTATTGGGCCGCTAACGATACGGTAAATACTCGTAGCGTACTTCTATCTTCCCTTAGTGGTGCTTCAGACGTACCAACAGTACAAAATCTAATTCTTATATCTGATATAAACAGGTTTGTTTTTTGTTTTGGCCCTAACACCATAAGTACTACTATTCAAGACCCTATGCTTATTAGATGGTCTGACCAAGAAGATGCAACTAACTGGACTCCTTCGGCTACTAATCAAGCGGGTAGTTTGCGTCTATCAAGAGGGTCGGAAATAATATCTGCCCGTCAAGCTAGGCAAGCGGTAAATATATGGACTGATACCGCTATGTATAGCCTGCAGTATTTAGGAGGCCAAACAGTTTGGGGCGCACAACTTATAGGGGAGAACACATCTATAATATCCAATAAAGCAGTTGCATACGCAAATGGCGCTTCTTATTGGATGGGCAAGGATAAATTTTATACGTCTGACGGCAGCAGGGTCCAAACATTAAAATGTGATCTGCTACGGCACGTATTTACTGACCTTGATAAGCTACAGACTGACCAGATATTTGCCGGTACAAACGAAGAATACCATGAGATATGGTGGTTCTACTGCTCTCAAAACTCTACAACTATAGATAAATACGTTATATATAACCACCAAGATCAAATCTGGTACTACGGTACTATGGCTAGAACCGCTTGGTTAGACTCTGGTATGCGCGATTTCCCGTTTGCGGCTACTTACAGTTCTAATATAGTCAATCACGAGGAGGGTATTGATGATAATGAGACTGGCACTACAGCAGGTATAAACGCTTTTATAACTTCTGGTGAATTTGACACTGATGACGGGCATAAGTTTTCGCTTATAACCCGCGTACTACCAGATATGAATTTTGAAGGGTCTACAGCAAACGCACCCGCTGCTACAATAACCTTATACCCCTTACAAAATTCAGGTTCCGGGTATAATAACCCTGCTTCTGAAGGCGGTAACAGCACGGGTACCACTACTAGAAGTGCTACTTCCCCGGTAGAGAAGTATACCGGCCAACTGGACATGCGGGTACGAGGTAGGCAAATGGCTATAAAAGTAGAATCTACCGCTGAAGGAGTTCAATGGCAGTTAGGGTCTCCAAGACTAGACTTACGGGTTGATGGGAGAAGGTAATGTCCGCTAGGTTCAACACAAATTTAGAGTTTGGCACCCCTCCTATATCTTTTGCCCCAATTGAATACGAACAGTTGTATTTTAATCAGTACAACGAAACGTTAAGGTTGTATTTTAATCGGGTCGAAGGAGCGTTAAAAGATGGAGTAACCCAAGAGTACGCAGAATCTGCTGCATGGTTTATGGGCTGATGGCTAATAATTACAAAAATGCAAAATTAGATTTAACGGCTACTAGCGTAACTACGCTGTACACATGCCCCGTTGCTAAAACGGCTGTGTTTAAATCTATATTAGTCTCTGAAGATTCTGGAAATGCGGATACTATAACAGTTACTGTAACCAATGGGTCTTCAGTGTTCAGTCTTTTTAAAGTCAAAGCCGTTGCCGCAAATACTACCGTAGAGTTACTAACAGCCCCTCTAATAATTGAAGAGTCCGAAATACTAAAAGTAACCGCTGCTACAGCTAATCGACTACATGTAGTCGCTAGTTTTTTAGAGATTGGGTAGTCTTGATATGGCACGCATGGAAACTACAAACAGCGACGATAAAGAGCTACAAAGTGCTGATATTATAGTTAAGGTACTTGACCAAATTGGCGTTGGGGATATGTCTATCGCTACCGCGCTGGCTATTATAGCTAAAGAAGGCACGCTTGATACTGCCGACACCGTTCAATTTGGTAATACGGTATTTCTAGCAAATCGTGGTGTAGGGGCTAACAAAAACAAGATGGTAGGCCGTGCTTTCAACGTAGACACAGGTAAAAATTATCTTAACAACTGCCTAGAGTATATGGAGTACCTACGAAAGAAAGGTATAACTCACTTTAACACTTCATTTAGTGGATCTGAAGTGTTGAAGTTAATGCAACTAATACAACGAATGATAAAGAAGAATACAGATAGCAGAGTATATATTGGAGAAGATGCTAAAGGAGATTATCTAGTTTATTTTAAAGTTGGTAAAGACCCTATACCGAGGATTGCCTAGATGTCTGCTGTTATTGACGTTGTTACTAAGCCTATAAAGTGGGTAGGTGATGCAATAGAGGATGTTGTTGAGTTTGTTGTAGATGATATCCTTGAACCAGTAGTAGATATGGTTGGTGGTGTCGTCGAGGGGATGTTGGATGACCCGATTACAACCATTGCTTCTATCGCTGCTATTGCTACCGGAAATGCTTGGGCGATACCTATTATACAAGGAGCCAGTACCGCTATACAAGGTGGTGATATTAAAGACATCGCTATAGCTGTAGGTTCGTCCTATATAGGCGCTCAAGTTGGTCCTATGATAGGTAGCGCGGTTGGTAGCGAAGTTGGTAGCGAAGTTGGTAGTGCAGTAGCAGGAAATATTGCTGGGCGAGCTGCTGCCGGAGCTGTTCGAGGTGCGATTACAGCAGCAGCTACTGGGGGGGATGTTGGTAAAGCCGTATTAAGCGGGGCTATGAGTGGCGCTACTGGCGCGGCTCTTTCGGGAGGTACGTCGTACCTAAAGGATAGTATTAATATCGCAGCCGCAGAAGCAGCCGTTGATGGTACGGGGTATGGTTCGGCTGATGTCGGAATGGATTACTTTGAGAGTAACGCTTTCATTGAGAATATTAATTCCGCAACAGAATCTATTGGTTTTCAGTTGTCGGATATAGTTGATACTTGGGATGATCTACCAGAAATTGTACAAGATGTTATTACGAGTGGTGCTGGAACAACGGCGGCTAGTTTAGTTACAACAGGAGAACTACCGAGTGAGAGAGAGCTAGCTAGTGTTATTACGTCTGCTGCTGTCTCTTCAAAAGCTATTAGCAGCTACCTTGCAAATAATACAGGCATATCTGAAATAGCTGCGGCGCAAATAACTAAGGTTATAAGTGATGTTTCTAGAACGGCTTATACAGGCGCAGATCCGTATGAAGCATATAAAGCTAGCCTTTCCGGTGTATTTCAAAAAGACTTAAACAACGCTATAAACAAAGTTACTAGCGGGGGTCTAAAGGCTGCATTAGACAACATAACTGGCAGTACAGCTACGTATGAAAACAGCTTACAAACAGCAAGCGAAAATGCGTTAAGTGTTGATGTATCTGCCGAAAGTGTTAACGAACTAATATCTAAAGCTGAAGCTATTAAAGCCGGAAAATTCAACATTGAAAGTATAGGGTTCTACGGTTACGCAGATTGGCAGCGAGATAGAGATACCTATCAAAATAGTGATGGTTCTACGGCGGGAGTGCAAGCTCTTGAACGTCTTACAAAATGGAATGAGGTATACAGCGAAACAATAGCTCCTCTATCAGATCTTCGTGCTGAATATGACAATAACGTAAATATGTATACCGTATCGGTAGACGCAGTTAAAAAAGCGGAAGAGGGTATGTTTACGAGTCAACAGTATCTAGATACTGT